CGTGTGCGACCCCGACGGGGTAGTTCTGGGAGGCAATATGAGGCTCAAAGCGTGCCGGGAGGCAGGGCTCAAGGAAGTACCCGCCTACGTCGTTACATGGGAGGAATCGAAGCAGAGGGAGTTTATCATAAAGGACAACGTAGGGTACGGAGAATGGGACTGGGACGAGCTCGCAAATACGTGGGACCCTATCCAGCTCGAAGAATGGGGGCTTGATGTGTGGCAGGAAGAGGAGGAAAAAGAAGAAAAGCCCGTTAAAGAGAAGTGCGAAACCTGCGGCAAATGAGCTCCACAAATTCTACACGTAAAAAGGACCTCTTAGACGCTCTGGAGCGTTCACTCGGCATCGTGTCCACAGCTTGCGAGAAGGTCGGTGTAGACCGCAAGACTCATTACAACTGGCTGAAGGACGATCCCGAATACAAGGAGGCGGTTCGAGCTATCGAAGAGCGGACTATCGACTTCGCAGAATCGCACCTGCACGCGCTCATTAAGGACAAGAACCCCGCCGCGACTATCTTCTTCCTAAAGACCAAAGGCAAGAACCGCGGCTACGTAGAACGCCAAGAAATCGAGGTCAACGATCCTAGGCCGCTTACGTGGTTTAAGGAATGACCCTTGCACAGTCTTACTACGACTGCAAGAACTCGGCCTCACGCATCCAGATACATCAAGGAGGCACCCGGTCGGGGAAGACCTATTCTATCCTCCTCTGCTTAATCGAGTTCTGCTACAAGAACCCGAACGCGGGAGCCGTCGTTACCGTAGCTCGGAAGACCTTCCCGGCTCTGCGTGCTTCCGTCATGCGGGACTTCTTTTCTATCCTCGAACGGGAGGAGATATACAACCCCGAACTCCACAACAAGAGCGACGCTACCTACCTACTCTTTGGAAACCTCGTGGAGTTCATCTCAGTAGACCAGCCCCAAAAGGTGCGGGGCAGGAAGCGGGATATCCTTTTCATAAACGAAGCGAACGAGGTCTCTCTGGAGGACTGGAGGCAGCTCCTCCTCCGGACTACCCTCAAGGCAATAATCGACTACAACCCTTCGGACGAGTTTCACTGGATTTACGACGAAGTAATACCCCGAGACGATGCGCAATTCTTCAAGACGACCTACCGAGACAACCCCTTCCTACCGGCGGAACTCGTCGCCGAAATTGAACGGCTACAAGTGGCCGACGAGAACTTCTGGAGAGTCTACGGACTCGGAGAGCGAGGAGCATCCCGAAGCACCGTCTTCACCCACTACACCACAGTAGACCGAGTAGGCCCGGAATGGAAGCTCGTAGCCTACGGGCTAGACTTCGGGTATACGAACGATCCGACGGCGGTGGTAGGAGTCTACACCGATGGACACGGGTACCTTCTCGACGAGGTGCTCTACAGGACCGGACTCTCGAACCGGGAGATATCGAAGCTCCTCGAGGTAGGGAAGTCGCAAGTGATAGCCGACTCCGCGGAACCCAAATCTATCGACGAGCTCCACGGGTACGGGCTCAACGTCCACCACGCAAGGAAGGGCCCCGACTCCGTACGGGCAGGGATTCAGTTCCTACAGTCTCGGCCCCTTGCGGTGACCTCTGGGAGCGTGAACCTCATCAAAGAGCTCCGTAACTACAAGTGGAAGGAAGACAAGAACGGGAAGGTCCTAAACGAGCCTGTGGACGCGTTTAACCACGCTATCGACGCTGCGAGATACGCGGCGATGTTCAACCAGTCAAACCCCAACTTCGGGAGGTACAGGATAGGATATTGGAGGTTTAGAAAGGTTGCCTATCTTTGTGGGGTCGAACAAACAACACGACACCGCCATGAATAACTTCAACGTTACCCCCGAAGGACGCATCTCTGGACCGAAAGACTACATGGTCGAGCGGTTCCGTACTTACATGGATACCATCGAGTCAGGCCGTAGCGCCCTTTTTAATGAGGCTATTATGCGTAGCCCAAACATGGAAACGGCGATTGCCGTTTGTCTCGAAACAGACTACAACCAGTGGAAAAACACCGCAAGGTTAGCCCAAGGGCTTTACTAAAATTCGGAGATGAAACGCAAGGGGCTACGGCCCCTTTTTTTGTGCCTAATTTTGAGGAATCCACCCTCTTCCGTTATTCCTTCGTATGAACATCCCCTACCGCTGGGCAGACCTCACGCTCGGAGACCTTCAGGTACTAATGTCGAACGCGCCAGACCTCGAAAAGGTCGGCCACGTATGCCGCCTCTCGAAAGAGGAAGTACTCAAGATGCCTATGGGAACCGTACTCGACGCGCTCAACAGGATTAACCACATCCCCGAAGTAGCCCGGCACGAGCAAGTGATCACAATCGAAGGGAAGAAGTACGGCTTCGTAAAAGACTGGGACGAGTTCACCACCGGGGAGTGGATAGATTGCGAGAGCTATCAGGAGGACTTCTGGCCAAACGCGCACAAAATCATGGCGGTTCTCTACCGGCCGATGAAGTACCACGTAGGGAAGGAATACAGTCTGACGAAGTACACGGCCAAAGAGGACGCGGAGCCGTTCAAAGGGATGCCAGCCGACCTCTTTTCAGGTGCGCTGCTTTTTTTTTGGAATACAAGAATAACACGTCTGCAAACTTTGCAAGCGTCTTTGCTGGAGGTGACGGAGGGAGTTCTCAATTCTACGAGAAGTGGAAGTGGTACCCCATCCTCTACACGCTCGCGAACAACGACGTTCTCCAAATGGATAAAATCACGGAGCTCCCGGTTCACGTCGTACTTCAGCACCTCGCGTTCCTCAAAGACCTAGCTATAGAGCAAAAGAAGAGATGATTACACTAAACACGATTGTAAAGAGGTTCGAGGACTTCGCAGATAACCACTTCTTCATCCGCTCCTTCTCGTTTGGAGGGCCGGAGGATGTGGATCTCGAGAAGTTCGACCAATACCCTCTCCTTCACCTCATCTACACAGGAGCGACGTACGAGGACACAACCAAGACCCTCGACTTCGAGGTATATATCTTCGACCTTCCTTCCGCCTATGAGGACAAGAACGAGCGGCAAAAGGAGGTAGTAAGCGACGCGGAACAATGTGCAGAGGATATCCTCGCAGATATCGCGAACGGCCACAACATCTTTATCGACTCCGAAGATTACGAGGTAGCGAACGCCACCGTTACTCCCCTTCAGGAGGCGAACTCGAACGTACTCGCGGGCGTGCTTCGGGAGCTTTCTATCACGCTACCCTACGACCGCTCGGCGTGCGACGCTCCGATAAATGGAGTACAGCCGGAGGGAGGCGGGTTCGTCTACCAGCGCCGCGGATTGCTCCGGGTTCTGACTCAGAACGGGACGGTAGATGTGCTTTCGGTGAACACAATCAAGGTCACGAACGGAACCCTCATCGACGAGGGGAACGGCGTGGTATCTATCGACACGGGAGGAGGCGGAGCGGAGAACCTCGACGACCTCGCAGACGTAGTTATCACGGACCCTCTAGACCACGATTCTCTCGTGTACGACGAGGTAACCGGGGACTGGATTAACGGGGCCCCGAAGGCTCTCGATATGCCGGTGTATAACGGCAGCGGAGCTATCATTTCGAAGGGAGCCCTATGCAAGGCTATCGGAACGCAAGGAGACCGCGTTTCTGTGGGTCTCTTTGACCTCGACGTAGACGACCCGAAGGTTCTCGTGGGTCTGGCTACGGCACAGCTCGCCATTGCAGGGACGGGACACGTACGGACCTACGGAGAGCTTCGAGGAATCTCTACGGACACATACCCTATCGGAACGATTCTCTACGCTTCGGGGACTGCGGGAACCCTTTCCTCTACCGCGGGTTCTCCAGAGCTCGCGATTGCTATCGTGACCAGATCACAACAGAATACCGGGCGGCTCTTTATTCGGTCGTGGACCCCGAACTCGGGGAAGGCATTCCGGTACATTACGGTAGGGGCTACAACTATCGAAGCAGAGAAGCAGGAAGACACGCTAACCCTCACGGCAGGGACGGGAATCTCTCTCACTCCAGACGCGGGAACGGATGCGGTAACAATCGCAAGCACCGTAACAGCTCCGAACACGTTCGGCACGATCGCGGTGGCTACGCAGTCGCCCGTGGTCGCAGATAGCACCACCGACACCCTAACCTTCGCGGTGGCTGGCGGCATGGCTATCACTACGAACGCCACAACGGACACGATTACCTTCGATTCCGCTCGGCTCGACGACGACGATGTTACGTTATCAGGAGTTCGAGAAATCGATTTGAACGGCGAGAACCTGAATTTTACTAGTTCAGGTTTTGATATACTGCTGGTAGAAGCCGATGGGCTTAGTATGACTGACCCGGTAATTCGCAACTACACCGGCGGAACTGGTGGAAAAATATCACTAGCGGAGGCTAGCACGAACGGAGGGCATTCAATTGCAATCAAGGCACCTGATTCACTTGCAGCTACCACGACCTACACCCTCCCTTCAGCCGACGGAACCAGCGGGCAGGTACTCGCGACGAACGCAGCGGGCGGTCTTTCGTGGACCACACGGGCGGCGAATAGCTTTGAGACCATCGCGGTATCCGGGCAGTCCCCCATCGTGGCGGACACGCACATCGACACGCTCACGATTGTAGCAGGCACAGGCATCAGCCTGACGACGGACGCCACAACAGACACCCTGACTATCACAAACAGCGGCACGGCAAACAACACCTTCAGCACTATTTCTGTAGCAGGTCAAAGCCCCGTAGTAGCTGACAGCTCAAGTGATACCCTAACGCTTACAGCAGGCAGCAACATCACGCTCACAACGAACGCCACAACAGACACTATCACGATAGCAGCCAGCGGCGGCGCACCTGCCGGATCTACCGGGCAAGTTCAGTACAACTCGGGCGGAGCATTCGCAGCGGAGGCCGCTCTCTACTACGACGCTACGAACAACCGGCTTTCTGTAGGTGGCAACACAAGCCCGACGGGAACCATCACAAGCCGGGGGGCAGGTACAACTACTGGCGTAGCGTTTAGAGTTGAGGATAGCGGAGGTGCCGAGCAATTCCGAATACAGGATAACGGGCAGACGTTCCTATTTGAGGACTCGGCTGTTGCTGCGGGTAGCCACAGCTTGATACTTTCTGGCGCAAAAAATGAGTACTGGCGACCGTCTATCAGCTTCCGCAGCTCTCAAATCAGCTCCACCTTCAACGGATTCTGGGCTGGCGATAACAGCGCCATGGGAATCATTGCACCTGGTAACAACCCAATAGGCGGTGGACTTTTCTTTAATGGTGTAACCACGAGCGGAAGCACAGCGTACTATGGTGTTCAATTTGGCGGATACCAAGGTAGCACAGCGCCGACAGTTGCGAACACCTTGGTCTTTGGTGCAAAGTGGTCAGGCACAGGAACCACACTTGCCGATTTAGCGGCGGGAGAGATTTTATTCCAGTGCACAAATAATGCCACCGGGAGGTTTTACGTCTTTGGCGGTGGAGGGGTAGGCATTCGCAATAGCGCACCGACAAATACTAACGGCCTGACCATACGAGGACAAGGCACCACTACTGCGCTCCTGTTTTTAGCTGAAACCAGTGCAGGCACCGCTCGCTTCACCGTACGAGATGACGGCGCGTACGCATTCGCAGGTGGCACGGTAGGTGCGGCGCAGACGGGATACACGACCTTTACAAACTTGACTACCGACCGGACCTGTGACGCAAACGCTACCACGGTGGAGGAACTTGCGGACATCCTCGGCACGCTCATCGTGGACCTTAAAACGAAAGGAATCATCGCAGCATAATGGCACTACAAAAAACAATCCCTACCGCCTACGGGGTGGACCTGACCTACTGGAAGGTCACGCGGCTCAACATCGACTGGCTAAACCAAATCAGCGAGGTGTTCCTCGGCGGATGGCCGAACCAGCAAGCCCGCTTTAACGGAGTGGATGCGCTCGAATACAAGACGCAGGTATTCCGCCATGACGACTGGCCGTTCACGGCCGACGGCTACAACATTACGGAGGCATACGAGCGGCTCAAGCTGCCTATTCTCGAACACGTAGGGCAGGGCGAAATGCACGACAACAACCCATTCACCGGCGCGACCGATGTGTACGAACCCGGACAACCCGGCGAGCGGCCATGAACTACATCCTACCAGCAGAACTTCGGGAGGCCATCCTCGCCTACCTGAAGAGTAAGCCCTACCACGAGGTAGCGGACGGGGTGCGGGCGCTCGAGAACTTGGAGCCCGATGGCCAAGCCTAAAGCACAAGCGGCACCCGTTCGGATTGAGCGGAAGATTTCGCGGCCCGGAGTGCACGCGAAGACAAAGCAGGGGACCCACAAAGGCTCTAAGCTCTACAAGAAGACCTACAAAGGTCAAGGACGATGAGCAAGGAAGCTTCGAAGCTGTGGGTGGAGTTTGCTCAAGAGGTGCTGGATGCCTCGAAGCGTGAGCTCGGGACGAAACGTATCGGGAAGAACAAGAACTACGGGGTAGCCACAAGGACCCTCCAGCGATCGCTCGCGTTCAAGTTCCGTTTCGGGAAGACCGGAGTCTCGGAGATTCAGCTCCACGCGAAAGGTAAAGCTTCGAGCTATGCCTCTTTCGTCCACTGGGGAGTGAACGGGACACAGGTACGCCACGGCTCCCCTTTCTCCTTTACTACGAAGCAACCTCCTACCGAAGCGGTACGCGCGTGGATGAAGGTGAAGCCGATTCGTCTCAGGGATCCGAAGACGGGAGCGTTCATCAAGCCTACGGAGGCGAAACTGAACTCGGCCGCGTTCCTCATCGCTCGAGGCATCAAGCGTAAAGGAATCACGCCGCTCCGTTATTTCATCAACGGGTACGACTGGGCTATCCGCCGCAAAGGGGACAAGCTCGCTCAAGCGGTAGGTGAGGATTTCGTTCGGAAACTCGTAGCTACAGCAAGCCCGGTGACTCTTACTGTGAAGCCCAAATAACATGGCCGCCTCATTTACCTCGAACCCTACGGAGACGTTCTACCCGGCTGGGCAGCCTCTCATCTACACCCTTCAAACGTCTCTCACGATTACCGACACGTTCGCGTTCATCGTGCAGGTAGAAGAGAACGCTGTTGAGATCGGGAAATACTACCTCAAAGCCAACTCGAATAACCGCGCCCACTTCGACCTCTCCCGCATTATTGAGGGACGGACGAAGGTGGACCCTTCGGTGTATTCTGCGACTACCTTCCTGCATGACTACAGCGCGAACTACTACACCCGCGCGAATACCGGGCTGAACAAGTACACGGTAAAAATCGGAGAATACACCGGGACGGAGGCCCTGAATCAAGCCTCGAAGAACATCTACGTCACGGACGGGTACGAGCAAGTTTCGGCCGGCCTGCATCCTTCCTTCTCGGACTACTTCGGAACCGCCTCCACGAAGAAATACTGGCTTACGGACCGCGCTCCGGTAAACAACATCATTACGATGTACGCGGCGGACGAGGACGAGGGATTTATGGCCCTGATAAACAAGGACTCTATCCACTCGAACACGGTCTCGGACGTGACTCGGCTTCAGTACGTGATTGTACGGCCCGGAACCTCCCCGCTTACCGTCCAGAAGGATTTGAACACGACGAACG